GGCGTTAGGTAAGGTACCACATAACCCGATGCTACGAGGAAGGTAACGATGGGATTGTTTAGTAATATAAAAAACGCAATAAAAGATGCAGGCGACTTCATAGGTATTGATGATTCCGGTGGCCTACGCAATACACTATTAGATCCAACAGCGTACATACGTAACCCGTTAGGTATGATCAACAATACACTAGATACGGTCGGTGAGATCGTAGGGCTAGGTCCGGACGTTACTGATAAGATTGTTGATGGGGCAGGTGGTATCTTAGGTGAGAGTAGTGTAGACCGCAATGAACGCCGAGCAACCGCAGAAAGGGCACAACAGCACGAGGCTGTAGTCACAGCACAGACGCCCGACCTACAGGCAGACGTACTAATCGGTTCTCCTACGTCTACGTTAGCTACTGACAGAGGTGCAGGTAACTCATCAGCGATGCTCAATAAGTTTAACCAGAAGCTAACAAAACAATCGACGGCACTCGGTGGCGTAGGTACACAGAAGGGATTTAAAATATGATGGTAGGCAAGAGCGCAGCAGACGACGGGTACATTGCTACACGTTGGGAAACACTTAACCAAAAGAAAAGTACACTAGCACGTTACTGGGAAAAGTATGCGTCGTGGACACTCCCTGCTATATACCCACAAGAGGGTACAACAGAGACCGAAGAGCTACAGTATGACTTTCAGTCAGTAGGTGCAGAAGCGGTTAACACACTGGCTAGTAAGTTAGGGTTAGCATTTTTCCCTCCTAACCGGCCGTTCTTTAAGTTACAAACAACACCTAAGATTGATGCTGCAACAGAGGACGCTAACCTTAGTAGTACTGAGGTCGATGCTGTGTTCGCTAACCATGAACGTAAAGCCATGCGCAGAGGTGAGGCTAAAGGTGTACGTCCCGCGTTGATCAACGGATCTAAGTCACTCCTAATAACTGGTAACAACTTACTGCACTACCCACCGGATGACGACACACTACGATCAATGGCACCTACTAAGTTCTGTGTTCGCCGTGATGGTTCCGGTAAGTGGATTGAAATTGTAATCAAAGAAAAAGCATCGTTGATGGACTTCGAGCAGGACGTGCAGGATCTTATACGGATCAAGCGCAACGCATTATCAGACGTACCACATGACGAGCACGAAGTCATTTACTACACATATATCAGACGTACAGGCAAAGGTATGTATGAGTTGTGGCACGCTGCTGACCAGTACACAATACCTAATTCAAAGGTAACGTACAATGATGCAACATTCCCATACAATCTACAGACGTGGACACTAATCGACGGTGAGGACTATGGTAGAAGCTTGGTTCAAGACTACGCTGGTGACTTCCATGCTAACAGTGGGGTGTCTGAGGCACGTGCTGGACTAATAGCCATCGTTGCTAACATTCAGTTCTTTGTCGATCCACAAGGTGGCGTCGATATATCAGCAGTGAATAAATCAGATGCAGGAACATATCATGCAGGTGGTGCAGGTGCTATATCATCGTCCACACAGGGTATACAAGCACACTACCCTATTGTTACTGAGGCTATCAGCGAATACACCCGCCGTATAGGTAGAGCGTTCTTGGTTAACTCCAGTATGGTACGTGATGCCGAGCGTGTTACTGAGGCTGAGATAAACTTCATAGAGGCAGACCTAACAGCCAACCACGGCGGTGCATACTCTACACTCAGTGCGGATACACAACAGTGGTTAGCCCGTATGTTAATGCGTGACATAGATCGTGATAAGCTCCTAGGTCTTAGCGACATCGTAGTGACTACAGGTATTGACGCCTTAGCCCGTAGTGCTGATAACATAGCTATACAACAATGGATAGGTTCACTTGTGCCTATAGCGCAAGTACCAGAAGGATTACAGGCGAGGTTGAAGCTAGACAAGTTAGCTAAGAAACTAGCAAGCGGCTTCGGTGTAGACGACACAGAGTACTATAAGTCCGAACAAGAGATTGCAGCAGAACAACAACAACAAGCAGCACTACAGGCTAAGACAGCTGTAGCAAGCAACATAGATCCCAACCAACAGCAGGAGCAGTAATGTCAATAGCAACAGCAGCAGGCGCACCAGAAGCAGGTACCAGTATTGCAGCACGTTTAGCAAGTGAGGCAACAATCGAAAATATAACCTATACATTACCGGTAGCACCGGTACCAGTACCAGTACCAGTACCACCTATTGCCCTTGTACCCGACATACCTGCACCACCGGTAGTCGCGGCAGTACCAGCACCTACGGTTACTACACCAAAAGACCTAGGTTACCCCACATCAGACGACAGTTTTATAACAGGTGTGCATAACATCTTCGCGTCGCACGACGTAGGGTACACCGAAATGAGCGCGTTACTAAGACCAGCGTTAGCTACTGGTAATCTAGACTCGTTTGTTACCGATATGGAGGCTATATTATCACCGCGTGACGCAACACTAGCTAAGTCCCTACTTGAGGGTGTACGTGACGCACAGCATACTAAACAAAATGCTGCAATGCAGGTGCTACACGAGGCAGCCGGAGGTACAGCACGCTATAATGCTGCGGCAGAATGGGCAGATCGTGCAGGTGGTGACGCAGCCACCGTACTAGGTGAAATAAACAACTCTACAAACCCAGCAATTCAAAAACTACTTACAGGACAACTAATGGAATTTTACACTAAATCAGGCAACGACGTACCAACTACTGCACCAGCTATAGCTACCAGTACTAACACAGGTGGTGTACCGACAGGTGACATGCAGGCATTAGAGCCTATTACAGCACGTGAATACGCCGAAGGGTTGAAAGCGTTAATGGATACTGGTAGATGGAATGGTCAGGACTTAGGTGCGCCTAATGCTGTGGTTGTTTTACGCGCACGTGCTAAACAGTCTGGTCTAGCTGAGTAGTATGTAGCAAGGGGTGTGGTGGTAGTGACCACTACGCTCCGGTTAAATGGCCATTCAGATGGAGAGAATTACATTTAACACTTTTTAGGAGCCATCAATGGCGCTTCCAACAGATTCAACACATTTATCAGACGGTCGTCTACTTTACTTAGCTGAGTACGGTGGAATGGTCGAGTCCCAATTCGCGAAGACATCGTTCATGCGACAGTATGTACCTGTACGAACGGTAGTGGGTACTAGTACACTACAGAATAACCGCGTAGGTCGTACCACACTAGGTAAAGTTGTTGCCGGTGTACGTCCAGACGCTAACCCTACAGCCTATGGCAAGTCAGAAGTCACAGTAGATACCATTATCTATGCCCGTGACAACGTAGACTTACTTGATGCTGCGCAGTCTAATTTCAATACCCGTGCAGAGCTTGGTCAAGATCACGGTAAAGAAATGGCGAAACATTTCGACCAATCTTTTATTATCAAGTGTATTCATGGCGCACAATCTACCCCTGCTGACGACCTTAACGGTGCGTTCGGTGCTGGTAAGAATGAGACGTCTGACTACGACGCTGGTGCAACGACCAAAATAAAGGGTGATCTACTTGGCGCTGATATTAAAGCTATCATCGTACAGATGGAAGAAGAAGATATTGACGCCGACGAGCTAGTTGTGTTAGTACGCCCTACTCAGTACCAGTGGTTGACTGCGACTGACTTGGTTAACGTAGACTTGTCGCGTAACAACGGTGACCTTGCACAGGGTGTGATCGAACGTATCAACGGTGCGCGTATCATCAAGACCGCACGTATCCCTACTGTTGCTATTACTGACCACCTTTTAGGTCCAAGTTATAATGTTACCGCACAGGATGCTAAGGCACGTGCAGTTGTTCTACATCCTAAGTCTTTGTTAGCCGGTGAAACTATCCCGCTAACCTCTCAGTCTTACTATGATCAGAAAGAACTACAGCATTTCGTAGATACTCACATGGCTTACGGTGTAAACGTAAACCGTGAAGACACTTGCGGTGCTGCTTTTCAATCCTAATTTATTAGTTTATTCCTACCTTACCCCATACCTTGCCCTTGTGCTGGTATGGGGTTTTTTTTCGTGTATACAACAGGATTAGTATTATGGAATACTTACAAGCTATCAACATAAGCCTACGAGCGTTAGGAAAAAGTCAGGTTAATGATGAAAATAGTACACATCCTGATGTAGATATAATTAAAGGCGCACTCCGTGAGGTGCAAGACGCTGTACTATCACGCGGCTATTGGTTCAATGAGGAACGCACAAAGATCACACCGGATATAACAGGCCGCTACTTAGTACCAGCTAACACTCTTACTATGGTGTGCGCTTGGCAACAGTACAACCACATACAACGACGTGGTGCTTACGCATTTAACATTAATGATCCACAAGAACGATTCACCGCAGAGCTACCGTTTACACGAAAGGTAAACCTAGCGTGGTTAGATATACACGTGTTAGCCCAAACGTACATAGCGTACGAGGCTGCTGCTATTGTGTTGGGTGACGACGACGGTGATGCCAATAAGTATCAACGACTACAGAATCGCGCAAACGTAGCATCAATGCGTCTAGAGGCAGAAGAAATAAGCCAGCGTAATATGAATGCCCATGCAAGTCCAGTGGCGTCACGTATACTAGGTGGTCAAACAAAACGCAGGTCATACAGACGTGATCCCTCAGTTATAGGCGGTGGTTAGATGAAAGTTAATGGTGGTGAATTAAATTTGCTAGGTGGTATTACCGAGCAACCTGCGGATAGACGCGCAGACGGTACCGTAGAAGTTGCACTTAACATGATGATTGATCCCGTTAATGGTTTACGCAGGTGTAATCCTTGGAAACAATCGCGATACTTGAACCCTAGGCCCGACATGGGTGACTACACGTATTACATTGACGTAGAGTTAATTGATGCCACGTACACGTTAATCATTACACAATACACCACTGGCAATAACGTCCGTGTGTACATCCACACCGTCGGTGGTGGTGACATAGTAGAGGTAACAACTACCAGCGCTGTGCGTGGGTACTTACTTCAGACCAATCCGCAACCGGACCGTAACCCATATCGTGCTACTGGTTTTGATAACACATTAGTAGTTACCAACATAGACGAGAAGCCTACCATCATACAAGAAGGTGAGCAAACCGGACTAGAAACGAATCAGAAATACGCCACATTACGCGGCACCAATTACAACCGAACATACACAGTTACGGTAGCGTCTGTAGCTGAAAACTATACGTTGTCATACTCGTTTACTACGCCCGCGTTCGACGACGCAGCGTACACTCCACAAGAGATTGCAGATAGGTTACAGCCATCCTTCGTGCTAGCGAACCTAGCGTCACAAATTGAATCTGACTTAGGTAACTCTGTATTTCATGGACATGCACTTGGTGAGGTACTGTATTTGTACCCCGATCCTGATGAGTTCCATACAGACATGACTGTAGTGTTAGATGATGGGGATAGCCTAGCCAATTTTCATCTAGTGGACAGAATAATAACAAGCCTTAATGACCTACCTACTGCTGCTAAGTATGGGGATTACCTTACAGTACGTACGTCTGCCCGTGAAAAATCCTCTGAATACTATTTAGTGTATGCGAGCAAGGCTAACATACTTGACGGAGTATACCCGTATGACACAGGTAACGAACTAGTCAATGGTGGTACGTGGGTAGAAACAAACGAGATAGATACGGTTAACACATTTAGCCACATGCCAATTGCGTTAATACGTGCGTCTGCTACGTCGTGGTCTGCTAAAGATGATATGTTTAGTAAGCGGGTAGTAGGTAACGACGAAAACAATAAGGCGGCATCCTTCATTACTGATGGTAACCGCGGCCACGGCTCCGGTGCTATTAATTCCCCTATTGTAGACTTGTTCTATGTACAGAATAGACTAGCATTACTTACGGCTGGTTCCGTTATTATGTCACAGACTAATAAACCATTTAATTTATGGCGTGACTCTGCTGTGGTTGTTATTGCAACGGATCGTATCGACGTTAAGACAGGCGTTAGTGAGGGTGGTGCGTTTACCTCTGCGTCTACTATTAACGACGACATCCTACTACTAACAGATAGAGCACAGTATGGTATCAATGCAAGTGTAGCACTTACACCAAGTACTACTGTAATTCGCCAGCTAACTAAATACCCATGCAGATCCGATATTGATGCTGTTTCTATGGGTAGTACTGCTGCGATAGTTGTGCGCAACGGTGAGTCCATACAGGTGCGTGAGATTGCACCACGTGCAGGTGTTACTGGTAACTACACATCGGAATCATTGACAGCACAAATACCTACGACAATTGGTAGTAGTGTGTACAAGCTTATATCAGCACCAAACGATAGTACCCTGTTGGTATTAACCGACGACGCGGTGTATTCATTCTACTGGTATGATGTAGGTGAACAACGCGCCATACAAGCTTGGACAGTGATTAGTAGCTTTAGTGAAAAGTATGATCATGTTGTGGTGAAAGATAGTGTGCTGTACGGTTATGTTATTACTAAGACACGCGGTGAGATCATGCGTATTGATGCGTTAGATATTGGCCTACGTTCTAGTAAAGCAATTGACGATCAGGACATCTACTTAAACCAACGTCAGAGTATGCTAATGATTGGTAATACTAATTACAGCTCCGATCTATCATCCTATTTATCCGACAGTGAGCTAACCGACTTTATAAATGGTGTGCAAACAGTTATTGATGATGAAGGTTACCCTGTAGAGTATGTATACGACGCGGTTCTAAATCGTGTCACACTGTTTGAGAACGTGAAGTCTACCGGTGCTATATACTACTTTGGTTACTTCGTGCCTAATGGTGTTACGATTAACAACATAATACCCAAAGATCAAGAGGGTAACGTAGTGATGGCTTCCAAGCTAGTCATACGCGATGTTATATTCAGGCTGTACCAGTCTGGTATTATTAAGTTTAGTGTGTCCGTTGATTCAATAGACGACTACAACTACACCAAGGAATACGAGACCGAACGTATTATATCATTAGCTGGTTTAGACGACGTCAGTTACATACGCTCACAAGAGTATAGTGTACCTGTTCGTGAGGAGTCTAAGCTGTTCACCCTTAACATTTCCGCTGCTGGCGCTGATCCACTATTCATAACAGGTTATGAGTGGACTGGTGACATACGAAGTAGTGGCCAACGTAGGATATGGTAGATGTTTCCATTAATCATAATGGCCGTAGTTGGTATGGCGGCTGCGGGTATAGCCGCTAAGAATAAGCAGGACGCCACCAATGCACAACAGAAGTTAGACAAGGTGGGCCTAGCCCGCCATGCCGTTAACACTCAGACTAAAGTAACGTCTATGCGTGTTAACGCTGATAGGATAGAAGATAAGTTCCGTAGAGATAAACTTAGCCTAGCCGTCACATCCAAACAGACACAAGCCGCCAATCAAGTTAAGAACGCTGTGCTTGGGATTGAGGGAGTAAGTGTCGGTGATATGATGGCGGCCGAACAAATATC